AATCTAAAAACAAGTTGGGCGCGGCTCATTTCGAGGCTGAAAAATGCCACGGGGTAACCGCTTTGCGCCATATTGAGCGCCACACTTAACGCGAGGGCGGTTTTACCCATTCCTGGACGGGCCGCGATGTAAATTAAATCCCCTTTTTGATGTCCGCCGAGTATTTGATCCACGTTTGTTATTCCTGTGGGTATTCCTGAGAGCCCGTGGCGCTCGCGGTCTTCGATGCTTTGCGAGGTTTCGGGGGTTATTTGGGAAATGTGAGAAGTTTCGCCCTTGAGGTTTGATTTTATGAGGTCTGTTAATTGTACCGAATAGGAGTTGTATAAATCAAACGGGTCGTTTTCGGGTGAAAGTGCCTCCTCAGCTAACCGCGCCGCCATTTTACCCAGCTCGCGTTTTAAATACATTTCAACAAGTTGAAGGGCCCACGTTTCAAGGTTGGCCGTTGAGCTTACTCGAGTGGTCAATTCTGAGAGGTAAAGGGCTCCGCCCGCCGCGCTCAATGTTTTAGATTTTCGAAGCGTTTGGGTTACGGTTAAAATATCGATTGGAAGGTTTTCGGCTTTTAGCTTTTGGATTGCATCGAAAATAAGCCCATTACGCGGGTCAAAAAACTTTTCTGAGGTTAGGACACCTTCGACGCGTTTAAGTGCGTTAAAATCGAGGAGAATAGCTCCTAAGGCTATTTTCTCGAGTTCGGTATCGTTGGGCGGTAATAACATTTGTGTTTTTGGGGTTAGCCGTGGGGGTTGTATTTGTAGAGGATATCGGAGCCAGGAACGAGCTCACGGTCAAGTGAGCGGTATTGTTCGTCGGTTTGAGGTTTGGCGTTTGGTTTTGGCTCGAGCCAACGGCCGCCCCTCATTTTCTGACGCCAATTTTTGACGGGTTGGCCTTTGCTATCGTTCCAATTGCCGTCGGTGTAATACTGCCAAGCCTTAGCGCCAGCCTCAGCGGTGGAACCGTTTTCGATAAACCAACTTTTCACCTCCTCAAGGGTTGGAGGTTCAAAATTCTTATTCTCTTTTTTATTCTCATTCTTATTTTCATTCTTATTCTTATTCTTATTCTTATTAGCTTCCGTTTCGCTTTCGGTTTGCTTTTTTTTCGCTTCGATTTCGCTTCCGTTTCGCTTCGCTTTTGCTTTTGAACCGTTTTTAAATCGCTGATTATTAGCGACAATTTGAGGTCGAATAAGTGTAAAAATGCTTTTGGAAATTCCCGTTAATTCGGGCTCAGAATCATTCAAACTAAGCTCAAAAATTGCTTTATAGAGCTCGAGTTGTTGAGCTTCGGGGAGGTCGTTAATAGCCTCATAAAAGCTACGATAAAAAATAAAGTAAGTTCTCATTTTAAAAAATACGACCACCGCACGCAAAGGACACCCAGCGCCCGATTAGGCTTTGGCAATGCGGCGGCGGTCTGTATTCAAGATTTTCATAACTGAGTGTCGGGGCAATAATAGCCCATTTTAAAACTCGAGGGTAACTTTTACGCCGTAACTTTTCAACACGTCGACGGCGTTCATTATATCCTGATTTCGCTTATATTCTGTTAGAACACTTTTCGAGATTTGTTCGTTAGTTGTAACAGGTTGTAACAGGTTATTCGCGTCGAGGCCGTTCGGGGCATTTCGGGGCATTTCGGGGCGTACGCCCTCCCCTTTCACCCGCTTAAATAAATTCGGGGTTTCTTTGTTTTTTCTGATATCGTACGCAACCGAGCGCGGACTGGCGACGATTTCGGGCAAAGCGTAAAAGCCTTTTGAATGCCTAACTAGGTGGCCCGCGTTAGTCATGAACGAAATTAACGAGCTCAGCGTTCCTCGAGGGGTGTCGCTCATTTCGTCGAGCATCTCGTTGACGTGGAGCCCAGGATTGGCGGTTAGCCATTTTTGAACGCGCTCGATGCGAGCCACGTAATTAAAGGGAGAACGTTTTTTCATAGTGTGAATTTTAAGGGTTGAATAAATTTAATTGGTTTTTTAAATAACTTAAATCTTCGATATCGATTCGCCCGCTTTGAACCTGGCGGGCTTCCCACTCTGAGCCCCTGAGCTCGGGAACATCTTCCTGAATCTTTCGCCAAATTCGGTCGATGCTTTTAACGGAACTCAGGCGGCCGCCAAAAAAGGCGTTGTAATAATCCTCGCGGGGTATTGATAGAGCCGTCATTTCGAGGTTATGGACGTGTTGAACACACTCGAGCATATTATCGCGGGCGGTTATTTGGGATTTGAGAAGCTCGAAAACCTCTCGAGTTAAATAGTTATTGAGCATGATCAAATAAATTAAGGGTTTCTACATTTTTAAAGCGTTTTTTAGCCTCTGCGAGATTTAGAGTAGCTTGTTTAAAATAGCTTTCTTTTAACTCGATTCCGATTGCTTTGCGGCCCATTGAAACGGGGCTATAAACCTCAGACCCTACGCCCATAAATGGCGTTAAAACGGTTTCGCCAGGATTAGAATATAAATAAACAAGTCGGTCAATTACATCTAATTGAAGCGGGTGAACGTGCTTTTCGTCATCCTCTTCGCGGCTATCTTTGAAGGGTAAAACGTTATCAATTCTCACGTCGTCCCAAACGCTCGAGGCGTATCGTTGCCAGGTTAAATGACTTAATTTATTTTCGCGGTGATCGCCCTCAAAAGATTTCCATTTTTTTCTGAAGTCGGCGTAATTTCCGTACGTTTCGCGGTGAGCTTCTAAAAATGGCGTTTCCCCAAAATATTCGAAATCATTGAGCCCGTTTGGATGGGTTACGGGTTTCTCGATTTCCCCGCGCTTTTTGAAAATTAGAACGTAATCGGGCATCGCGGTAAAACATCGGGTCGCATCCTCAACTATAAATTTGTGCATAAGCGATTGAACCATCGTCCGCATACGAACTTTTAGAGGCTCTTTCCAAATCGTTATACGGTTATGATATTCAAAGCCGTATTTTTCGTGGATCCTAATTACCTCGCCAGGAAAGTCCCAAAGGCGCCCCGTATGGGTATGAACGTCGGTAACGTGGACGGCGTTTATTCGACCTGGCTTAGTGACGCGCGCCATTTGTTTAATTAAAAATTCGTATTGCTCTAAAAATTGCTCTTTACTCTCGCAGTTACTAAAATCGTTTTCGTGACTTGAGTAGTTATAAAGCCCAGCAAACGGGGGCGAATAAATCGAGAGGTCAATACTATTCTCGGGCATTGATTCGATTACATACATACAATCGGAATTGTAAATAGCGTAATCTTCGGTTACTTGTTGATTTTTTACCATGTGTTTAATTAATGAAGTTTGGAAAAATTATAGGTTTATTAAAGTCCTTTTTCTGAATTGAAAAATCGGAGTTCGTTTGTTTAATGAGCTTTTCGAACATTTGGACGGCTTTATCTTTTTTAATCATTAGCGATTCCATTATTTTAATTTGGCCGTCTGATAAAATTAAATCTACGGTTACCTCGCGTTTTTGTCCGAACCTCCAAAAGCGGCGAATAGCTTGATAATACTGCTCATATGAATAGGTTGGGAAATAGGTTGTATGGTTGCAATGTTGCCAATTCAAACCAAACGCCGTTATTGATGTTTTCGTGATCAGCTTTTTTATTTGGCCATTTGAAAAGGCTAATAAAATCTCCTCTTTTTTATCGATGTCCATAGCTCCCCTAACCTCGATAGCGGTTGGATCCATTTGGCTAATTAGCGCGGCTTCGTCATTAAGATTAACCCAGTAAACCGAGCATTCATTAACGGCGGCTTTATCTATTGCCATTTCGCACCGTTGGTTAATTGTGGCCCTAACCTCGGCTTTAATTTCAGCAAATCCCGTAGCGGGCAAAGCGAACATATTCATCTGACCGTTAACCGCCAGCGGGTTAACATTTCTGATAATAGTTTGGATTTCGTGCAATTCGGGTAAAATATGCAAAGCATCAGAAAACCCGAGGTCGCTGGGCTTTTTACAAGATATACTCCAACTTTTCACCCAAGCCCAAAAATCGCCCTCGGCATGAGGTTTTAAATACCATTCTGAGCCCGCGTGCTTTGGGTCGATGCTATTGGCGTTATTTTTAAAAAACTTTGTAAGCATATCCATATAACCCATATACCCCAACGCCTCCGAGCTCGTGCCCAGCTCGATATAATCGTTGGGCGATGGGGTCGCGGTGAAAAGGAATCGGTACTTTATTTTTTTGAGAAAGCTCGTTATTTGCTGCTTAATAGCCCCGTCGAAGTTCTTGAGGATACTACTTTCGTCTAGGATAACGCAGTCGAATAATGAGCGGTCAAATTTTTCAATACGCTCATAATTGCAAACGACTATTTTAGTTTTTACTGATCCATCTTTTGAGTAACTAATATCGTCAATGCCGAATTTATTAGCCTCTTTGATAAACTGAAAGGCAACCGCCAGCGGTGTGATAATTAGGACGGGTTTATTGGTGTGCCTGGCGTAGTTTGAAGCTACGCAAAGCTCAATAATAGTTTTACCGAGCCCCGTATCGAGGAAAACCGCGCAACGTCCCTTTTTAATCGCATATTCGCTAATATGCTTTTGATAATCAAACATCGCGTCGGGTAGGTAATTGCATTCAATACCATAATCGAGAGAGTTATGGCGCTTTGATTCGAGAAATGTTTTATAATCCATCTATCCAAGCGTTTTTAATGGTTTCTTTGAATTTATACGCGGCGTCCATACGTTCACAAAGCTCATTTAGGGCGTCGATTTCGGCCTCAATTACCACGTAATGAAGTCGGCGGCTTTCAGGTTGGCGCGGGTCGTAGCTGGCGAATATCCACGCGGGTAAATTGTGGGTTAACATATTGCCGAGAATCTGCCAATAATAGTCGGGGTTCACTTTTTTTAAATCCTCGGCGCTTTTCACTTGAGAATGTAGATAATGATTAACCGAATTCCACGGGCATTTAATCTCGATTCCAACGCGCTCAAAGTCAGGAAGCCAGCCGAACGCATCGGGCGAGCATCCAAAGTAATCATTGAATAATTTAAACGCGGGTTTAAATTCGAAATGTTCGTCGGGGCAATTAATAGCCTTTTGAAGTTCTTTTAAGGCGTGCTCTTCCCACTCATTCCCCCAATCGATGGCGCGGCTCGTTGCCTCGTTGGCGCTTTGCCCCGTTACCTCCTCCATTACTTTTTCGTAAATGTATTTTTTCGCGGTTTCTGAAAGCTCGCCCGCCTCGGTTGCGGCCTTTGTTTTCGGGTTAGTCATGAGGGCGCTAATTCCTGAGCCCGTGAAACGCCCGAGGCGTAATTTATCCCACGCCTCCGAGCGTTGGTTAACGGCCGCCATATATTCGGCCAAATAGGGGTTAATTTCCATTTTGTTTTGATGTTAAAAGGGTTTCTAAATTAATTTTCTGTTCGGGGCTTAAATGAGCGTCGAGGGCTTTAATAGCGTCGGCCGCCTGTGGATCGCCGTTAAGTATTCCCACCTCGAGCCGTGCGATAAGGCTCTCGGGAAGTTCGCCCGCGCTGGCTATCTTAAAAGGTTTGTAAACGTCCTTGTTTTTACGATTCAGGTCACGGCCAAAGATAGGCCCGAGAGATTGGGCGGCGTTCTTGAGGCATTCACTTTTTAATTTAGGAAAAGCCATATCGAGGGCGTTGGGTTTCTTATTCGATGGGTTGAGTGCCCATTGGTTACGTTCCTGGCCCGCAAGGTTTTCGGGTGCTCTATCGACCATTATAACGATGGAGGCGGCGCCAGTTCGGCGGATTTCGTAACCTGTGACGGGGTGAATTACAACGAGCTCGAGCGAACCTTGAATTTCATTCGCTACGGGGCTCCATTTGAAATTTTCCGTTTTCCATTGGCCGAAAAACAGCTCGTCGAGCGTCATTTCGATGTGTGAAATAACGACGGTCGAGGCTTTGCGGTCGGGGGTTTGCTCGACGCTGAGCGGGTCGGGCTGGGTGTTGAGGCGCTGAGTGAATTTTTGAATTTGCGCCATTGTTTCGGGGTTAAGGGGGTACATTTTAAAGGGTTTTAATAGTTCATTAAACAGGTGTTGAGCTCTTCGCAATATCTGAGGAGGGCGTAAATAGCAATTCCCCACGCGAGCCAACGGAGCCATTTGGCGGCTTTTTTCATATGCTCAGGATTTTAGTGGTTATACTTTCAAACGCGGCCGTATAAACCGCCATAAACTCCTCGCGGGTTGATGCCTCAGCCTCCCAACTAAAAGCCTCCTCGATTTGGTTTGGGCTCCTTTGTATGTTAATCATGGGGGCGTCGATTCGGGGCCACGGGCTTACCTCGATAGCCTCGAGCGGGTTAATTACGGCGTAATAAGTGGCGCCCTTTTTAGAGAAGTGGGGTAACTCGAATTCGATAACGTCCACGGTTGCGGGGCGTTGTAATTTAACGGTTATGGTTTTCATCATTTCGGGGGTTTAAAGTGAATATTCAATTTCGATTCGATAGTCGTGGCCGATACCGCCAGCGGTTGGCAGGTCGCCGCTCCATTCGTAGTCGTAGCCTTTCTCGTTGCAAATCTCTTTAAAGGCATTGAGGCACACGTCGAGCTTTGGGTAATGGATAACCTGGGCGGTTCTTTCCTGAAGATGAGTGATAATAATTTGATACATATTAAAAGGGGTTTTAAGTTTCTAAAAAATGCGCGTTGTTCAGCCGCGCCCCTGAGGTTCTTTATTTGGTGGATGCTCGGCGGCTGAGCTCCATTGCGCAGTAATGAATTTCGTCGGTGTAATATCCCGCCTTTTCGCCGTTAGGCATTGCGTTAATTGCTTCCTGGCAATCTTTGATAATGTAGCGCAACGATTCGTCTGTTAGGGTTTTAACTTTCTTCATGTACTCGCCGTGGTTAATCTGTTTCATGAGGTTCGTTTTTTAATTGTTTGACAAATGTAATGTAGTTTTTTTGCTACATCGCAAATTTAACAAATTTTAACAAATGGGTTATTGAGGCTTAATAAGTTAGCTATTTTTTAGGCGTATGAATAGCGCCCGTAATTGGGGAAAAGCTCGAAAAACATCCTCATCGCGATAGCGTCGGCGTAATCGGGGCTCATTCCGTGGGTTCGTTGTATCTCCTCTTTTCCTGTTACTGCTAACTTACCGTCCCCGTCGGGGTTTTTGCGGCGTATTAAATCGAGCTCTTTTACGATCGTATCGCGGTGATTTTGGGGGAATATTACGCGGTTCAATTCGATGTATTCAGCCAGCTTGAAAAAACATTCGGCCTTGAGGTTAACAAACCTCTCGGGCTTAGTGGCCCGCGCCCCGTTCCTGAATTCCCTACACTTGAGCACGTCAACGAGGCCCGCGCCCAACCCGTCGGCGTCGGCCAAAGTATTCGAGAGCTTTACTTTGTGATGGTCGGCTATTGAGCGAATAACGGCCGCGGTTTCATCTATTCGCTTTTTTCTGAGTTCGGTTATATGAATGAGAGATAAACCGCGCCAAAGGGCTATAACGGTTCTATCCTTACCCAACCGCGCGACGTCGGCTGTAATAAATAGTTCCCCTTCATTTTGGGGTTCCCTGAATGCTCTTAAAATATCGTCGGTAATAAAAAGGGCGTCGGCGGTTTCGTCGTAATCCCAGTCGCCCTCTAATAGCCTTTTACGATCCACCTCAGGCAATCGCGCCAGCGTTTCAGCATAGGAGGGCGGCAAATGGGGGTTATCAGTAACCCGCGACGGTATAAACTGAATAAACGAGGGGAGGTTTTGAGCTCGCCACGGTGCATATATTTCGTTATATAACCAACCTTTCGAGGGGTTACACGTTAACAACGTTTTCGGGCTTAAATTGTATTGAGTGAGTTTGTATCGAATACGGCTCCTAACAATATCGACCGCCTTTTTACTCACCTGGCTACATTCGTCGATAAAAGCGTCGGTAATTTCGAGCGACCCCAGCGAATCGAACGAAGGGTCGGAGGGGTAAGCAAACAAATCTTTTAGAATGATTTCCGAACCATTCGAGAAACTGATTACGTTCGATTGGGCGTTAAATTGGTAATGCTTATTAGCTACCAACCCGAAAAGGCCCGCAACCTCGAAAAAGGTTTTTAACGTGGTTTTCTTGAGCGTGTCGAGTTTCGAGCGGCCGATTAGCCCGCGCGTTCCTGGGTACTTTAAACGGCGTTGAATTTGCCACGCGCAACCCGTGAACGATTTCGCCCCGCCAGCGGCGCCCCCGAATAAAACAACCTCGGCCGAACTATCGAGCCCGAGGGCGTTTAGACATTCGATTTGCTTGGGTAAAAATTCAACCATTAAACGAGTTCGGTTAAGGGTTTGCCCGATAGCTTTGAGAGCTTTTTAAGGGCCTTTAAACTCATTTTCTCGGGGTTATCGAGCCAGCGGTAAGCCGTCCAACGGGAAACCTTCATTTTAACCGCAAATTCGCCACGGGTTCCAAACGTTTCGTTTACGATGTTAGTGAGTTTTTCGGGCGTCATATAGTAGGATTTTTCGAAATTCCATTTCCTTTTTTAGCCTTCTCAGTTTCATCGAGACGCGGTCGGCCTCTCTTTTGTTTTGGGGTTGTATTGATAGCCATTCGATCCTGAGCGCTCTCAGCTCGGGCGTCGATAGTTGGCTCATTTCCTTTCGTTTCATTGTGTTCTTTTATATCGTTAAACGCTTGCTTATATCCCTCGAGAAAGGCCTGGCGAATTAGTTCGGCTTCATTTGCCGCCATTTCGGGGCCCTCGCTGAGAATCTCGCGGTATGCCATAGCAGATAAGCTCAGGGGGTTTGAATTTAGTTTTTTCCGTATCTTATCCAGAAACTCATTAACGGGGCTGAGGGGTTGGTTCATTGCTCACCTCCTTTATTTTTCGGAGTCCATTTTGGAAACCATTCGGAAAGCTCACTAAATGCCTTAGGAAAATATGCGATTACCCACCACTCGCGACCCTCTTTAAATTCAGCCATTAACCATTGCTCGCGTGAAATTGAATATTTATAAAACTCGTTGTGTTCTTTCCAGCTTGCAATCCATTCAATTTTTAATAATTCATCTAATGAATTAAAGTCCGCGTGTTCTTCAGGATAACCACTAAAACAAGCGGGGCGGTATCTTGTGACTTTCATTGCTCACCTCCTTTGTATTTTTTAGGCTTTTTTTTATTTTTCTCTAGTAATTCTAAAACCATTATTTCGGCTAAAGGCTCCACGCCTTTTTTATAAACATCCTGGAGGCATTTTGTAGCGGTTTCCCACCCAAGCCTAAAAGCCTGAGCAAGTTTTTCGTTTTCGTTATTCATTCTCGCCCTCCTTTTCATTTCTTTTGAACTCTGATAGCCAGCCGCGATAATGCCCAAAGGCAAACCCGAGAACGGCCGCGCTCAGGTGGGTTAAGATTAACCCCGTTATTAGGTGTATTTCCATTGGTTAAAACTTTATTTGTGAGGGCCCCGCCCCCGTGGTTACATTTAACGCCGCAAATATAGTTGTATTTTTGCTACATTCAAAACGGGGTGAAAACTTTGGAAACTGAAACGGCTCGTTTATTACCGAAATGGCGCTCACACGCTCGAGGGCTAATGATGGACGCCGTGAAGGGCGACGATTTACTCTCCGAAACCCTTTTAAAGATACTCGAAAACCAACGCGAAAAGGCCGAGAGCCTGGCGGAGGGGGGAACCCTAGAATATTACGTTAACCGTTCGCTCTTTTTAATGGCTATCGACCGCTCGAGCCGTTATCATATCAAATTTAGCAAGTTTTCGAGGCTATGGGATGAGCACAGCGCCCGACATCTCGAGGAACCATTGGCCCCGTGGTTAGGTTCCCGCCTCGATAATGAATACCTCGACGCCTATATTAACCTAATGCCACAAATGGACGCCGTGATTTTGAGGCTTTACGCTTTGCCCGATTTCAGTTATAAAGACGCCAGCGAAAAAACAGGAATTCCGATAAAAACACTTTACAAACTAGTTGAAAACGCCCTAACACGAATAAAAAAAAATGTTCACCGTACCCCGCCAAATTCGAAACGAACGGCTCTCGATATGTCAGAGCTGTAAACACTTTGTTGAATCTACTCAAAGTTGCGGAACCCTTATCGTCGGGCGAAAGTTAAGCCCCGAGGAGCTCGCCGAGGCTGAGGAAAATAACAGGATTACCCATTACCGCCGAAAAACGCGGCTTTGCGGCTGTTTCATGCCCGCAAAAGTGCACCTCTCGGCCTACCGATGCCCAATAAACAAATGGGGCCGCTATCGGCTAACCGATGCTGAAACCGAACTACTCAGGGAATTCGTTGCCGCGCTTCCTGAGGGGGGTCGAATCGGGGTGAAAACAGTTAAGGAACTCAACGAATGGGTTTTTAAAATAACAGGGCGCCGAATGGCTTGTCAAACGTGCAAGGGCTCAGAGCTCGTTAATTGGATTAAACGTGAAGCGGCGGCCCTAGATTAACCCCGCCGTCGTTTCGGGGCAAAAATGGGCCCCTATTCCGTTAATAGATAAAAGAAAGACTATGCCACTACCAACGAGACAACCCAAAGAGGAGCGCCACGAGTTTATTGGCCGATGTATGGCGAGTACCGTAATGATTAACGAATACCCCGACGCCGCTCAGCGGTTCGCGGTTTGCCAATATCAGGCCGACAAACCCGAAATTGAAAACTAAAATGCGATTCGGCCGTCGGTGAAACACCAATAAAATAAGGAAAAACGACTTTTTTAACTTTTGAAAATGGAAAAAACCGAAATACTTTATTACGTGCTCGCCGTCGCTTGCATAGTGGCGGGGTTTTGGGGCGTAATTGATGCAATTAAGCAAACGAAAAAGAATAAATAACTATGGCGTACAATTTCCAAAAGTCCGAAATTAAAAAGGCTATCGAGGGTTCGGGCGGTTACATATCAGAGATAGCCCGCCGCCTCGGGTGCGATTGGCACACGGCCGAGAAATATATTAAGCTCCACGAATTAACGGCTGAGCTTCAAATCGAGGATGAAAAAGCAACCGACCGCGCCGAGGTTAAGTTAATGGAAGCCGTCGAGGCTGGCGAAATAGCCGCCATCATTTTCAGGCTAAAAACGAAAGGGAAAAAACGCGGTTACGTGGAGCGCCAGGAGCTGACGGGCGCCGATAACCAACCCATTATAACCATTAGTTCGAATTTATGAAACTCTATATTCCTGTAAGCGCCGAGCAAATAACCCTCAAGCGGTTCGTAGATTACCACACCTCAACCGACGATGTTGAGCGCGTAATGATAGCCGTAAACAAATCGCGGGAATATTGCGAGGGGCTCAAGGCCGAAACGGTTCAAACCGTGCTCGATTTATTCGAAACTGCAATGACCACAGGAAAGGACACCCACACGCCAACCATTACGATTGAGGGCGTGAAATTGGGGTTTATTCCTGACATTAATAACATGACGTTTCGCGAGCACGTCGATTTAGATCAACTCTCTAAATCCATTTGGCTAACGAACGGGAAAACGGATTATAAGAACCTTCCCCAGCTAATGGGGATACTTTACAGGCCCGTAATTGAGCAAGTGGGGGAATTTTATAACCTGGCTAAATATGACTCCTCGAAAGTCAAAGCATATATGAAGGCGATTAACGGGTTAACGATGGATCGAGTACAAGGCGGCTTGCTTTTTTTTTCGAGTATCGCCGCCGAATTAGTGAACAATTCGTTGGAATCTTTGGACGCGATGCTGACGAAGGAACTGAGGGAGATTATACCCCCAGCGGGTTAGCGCGTTGGGGTTGGTATCATGTACTCGAGAGCGTGGCGGGGAATGATATAACGAAACACGAAAACGTTTTAGATATGGAGGCGGCGGCAATTTTTACCCACCTCAGCTATATGCGAGATTTTCAAAGCGAGGAGGCGAGAATAATTAAACAGAGTTACCGAAAATGATAACACAAATAAGTTATAACGTTTTAATTGAGCGGTTCAAAGCATTCGCGGCGGCTCACTTTCTAATTAAGGGATTTTCGCACGGCGATTTGTCAAACATCGATATTGACAAGGGCGTTGAGTTTCCGTGGATGCACGTTCTCCCCGTTGAGGTTGAGCCTCGGGCGGGTTCACGTCTGTATTCGTTCGTTATCATATTCGCCGATTTGCCACGCGATAAGGAAACGCCCGCCGAATATCAAAGAGAATGTATTTCGGATTGCATTAAGCTGGCTGAGGATTTATTGGCCGAGGTTCAAAATGGGCTAACTGTATTCGGGCCAACGGTTGAGCTGGATGGGGGCGCTAATATCGAGGTTTTTATAAATGAGTTTTCTCACACGCTAGTCGGGGTGAATCTTCAAATGACGCTTTCGGTTCCGTGGGATTGGTCGGCCTGTGATATTCCCGCCGATTTCACTATTGGCGGCTCAGGCTCAGGCGGTACGGGTACGGGCGTCGGTTTAACCTTGCAGACGAACGGGGTTAATAATGGGCTACAAAGTTTATTGAACCTTCAACAAGGAACGAATGTCACGATCGTAGACAATGGAAACGGAACCGTAACAATAAATTCCACGGGCGGCGGTGGCGGTGGGGGCACGGTTACAAGTGTGGCGTTGACGGTTCCCTCGGCTTTTGCGGTTTCAGGTTCGCCCATTACGGGAGCGGGCACGCTTGCAATAACTGGCGCGGGAACTTCGGGCGATTACATCGACGGAACGGGTGCGCTCCAAACGTTTCCAACTATACCAACCGCTCAGGGGTTGCAAGATGTAATAACCGAGGACAATGTTCTAACCACTAACAATATAATCGACGCGGGGAATTTCGCGTTAACGTTCGATAACGTTGGCTCATATAACGTAAATACCGACGGAAAATTAAGTATTAATAACTCCAACGGAAACGATGAAACCGAATTCGGTTCGGACAATTTAAACGCATTTGTACGATATACCGACACAGCCAACAATTACACCGCCGAAATAACTGCCAGCGGTGAATCCTCAATTTTGAATACTCAAGCGGGTTTGGCCGTGACGAATCAATTTGGAACGCTTGCCATTGGCATTGGGGTTGATGGTGGCGCGTTTCCTTTTACTCAAAACGCTGTAATAATAAAAACGCCAGCGGTTCACGCGGGCACGGCCACAAGCGGCCAAGTCTTAACGCTAACCAACGCGGCGAGCGGGAAAGTTGAATTTACCACGGTAAGCGCTGGCGGCGGTACGGTTACCTCGGTGGGTTTGACAATGCCAACGGCCTTCAACGTTTCGGGGTCACCTGTTACCACGGCGGGAACTTTGGCCGTTACGGGTGCGGGCAATACAGGCCAATATATAAGGGGCGACGGTACTCTCGCCAACTTCCCGAGCACGGGAGGCGGTGGCGGTCAAATATTCTATTTTAACGGGAATATCTCTCAGGGCACTATTTTAGGAACGCCCTTTTATGAGCTGGGCACGGCGGCCAATACAGGCCCCGCCGCTAACTTTACACGCGCCACAACGGGCGTTATTGCGAGCTTTATAACTGATGTCGGTTCGCCGAATCATTTAATTATCCCCTCGGGCGTTTGGACAATCGATGTTTATTTGAGTGAAACGGGCGGGGGTTCGAATAACGCCGAAATTGTGGCGGTGCTCAAGGTTTACAACGGTGCGACGTTTACAATTATCGCAACCTCACCACTCGAGCAAATAACCAACGGAAGCGTTATCGACCTTTACACGTTCGCCCTATCAGTTCCGAACACGGTAACGGCCGCAAGTGATCGCGTAGTTATTGAGTTTGACATTCAGAATACAAACGGAAAAACGGTTACTCTTTATACTGAAGACGGCCGAATAGGTGAGGTTCATTCAACTTATGCGATAGGGCTCAGCTCGTTGAATGGATTAACTGACTCAACACAAACATTCGCAACGGGTACGGCGGGAACTGATTTCGCTATTAACTCGGCGGGAAGCGTTCACACGTTCAACCTACCAACGGCCTCGGGGTCAAATCGAGGCGCGTTAAGTTCGGCCGATTGGAGTACGTTCAACGGCAAACTAACAGGAAACGCCCCAATAACAGGGGCCACGAAAACAAAAATAACATACGATTCTAAAGGACTTGTAACGGCGGGCGCTGACTTGAGCGCCTCAGACATTCCAACGGGAATCGACGCGGCCAATATTGGAGCGGGCACGGTAAGTAATACCGAATTCGGTTATTTAGATGGTGTGACCTCAGCAATTCAAACCCAGCTAAATAATAAAAAAGACACAATAGCATACGGGCAAGTTTTTACGGCTACGGTGGTAGCATCTTCAACGGTTTACGGCGCCATAACGGGAATAGCTACTTTTAACGGAACGGAATCTAATCGACATTTCGCCGTGCCAGTTGCGGGAATAGTGAAGAATTTTTACGTTCGAATGAACGGAACTCAAAGCGCAACGGGAACGCTAGTTATTACAATTCGAAATAACGCGACATCGAGCTCGGTAACGGTTACGGTTTCAAATGCTGATGGGGCGAGCCCAACGAAAAGCGATAATGTAAACACGCTAACCGTTGCGGCTGGCGATTTGCTTTCTATTCAATTTATAAATAACGCGACGGCCGCGAGTGCAGGGGTTTCCTCGGCCGCCTTTATAATCGAACGAACCTAATGGCAAAGCTCGAAAATTATAAACCCATTCTCGACGAATTCGGGGCCCGAGTAATTAAGCGGGCTCAAGCGAATTTGCGTAAAAAAAGAAACATTCGAGGCCGTTCGGTTAATCGCATCGACACAGGAAACCTCAGTAGTAAATTAACGTGGGGATATTTCAAACGTGGCCCGAATATTTTGCAATGGTTCGGCGTTCCTTTTAACGATACCCCGACGCGTAATTACGCTGATGTAATAGAGAAGGGAAGGCGCCCCGACGATAACCCGAAAACGTGGCCCCCCGTTTCGCCGAT